GGGGGAAACATCGCTCTCATCCAGACCGGGCGAGGACTACAGGCTCCGGCGTGTTCCCTATGAGGCGACCCCCACTTTCACTATCCCATCAGTGGATATCCCCTTTTTACAGGGGCCCCGGGTGCATCTTGAGTTTTACTGTTTTTTCCGTTTTGTGTCCTACAATCATCAACCAAGCGGACATAATGGTTGAGAGCCCTCGCTACGGACAAGCCGTTTGTGGCCGGGCTACCACGGGTCAACAATGCTGTAGGGATACAGCAGGTGAGACTTTGTGGTGAGGTGAGTAGGGAGCGGTTGTTCTCAAGTTCACCTTGAGATGTCAACGTGTCACCAGTGGGTCAACAAGTGATCTAAAGCAAAGCAGCCCGCGCAAGGGAGAATGCAGCTTGCTTGGCGTAAGGGGCTACGATGGGTGCCGCCCACTTTATCGCTGAGCCAATCCTGCGGAGAATGTCCCGGAAGTGAATGGGATTCTCGGAGTAATGTCGGATTTCCGAAAGGCTAGCGATTGCCTGCCGCCAAGCCTCATGAGGCATGCGTTGTACGCCTGTGGGCCAAAGGACTGAGGTGTTCCTCCACTCAATGTGGTAGGTGATGACAGCGGTGATGTTCGTGTCATCAGCTGAGTTCTTGTCCATGAACCGGATGACGTCGATGAAGTCAAAAGCGTCGAGGCGAATGACTGATTGCCCTTCGACCTTCGGAGAGTTGGTCCAGTCGCGGAACTCAAGGGAAAGGTCGTCCGGCCGCGAGTACATGTACAGGCCCTTCTCGAGTGGGCCCCCGTACTTCTCGCGTTCATTCATGGTGCCGTAAATGGAGTCATAACCCGTGTAGAGTGTGGTTGAGAAAACTGAGTACGCGGACTTGCAGTTGATGCGTAGTCCGTTCACGTGTCCTTCTTTGCCGAAAACCCTAGTCTCGTTCATGAATAGCACACTGGTTGCGCAGACCCTGGTGTCGCTGAAGGGTGCCGATGCCGTCTTGATCGCCTCGGTGTCAGCTGGCGGATCGAAGTATGGTGAAGGGGTGTACTGGCTTGGACCAGCATTGGCCGCTTCTGGGACCCTCAGGCTGCCGTTTGTTGTCACACCGCAGCGTATGGCTTCAATCTGGCCATTGCCAGATACATCTGCATTGCATGTGATCAGCACGGGGCGGATGAAACCATGGAAAGACCCTCCAAGGCTGGCGGTCACTGTGGCGCTGATTTCATCTGCGTTAGTGCCTCCCTGAACTGTGAAAGTCTTGGCATTGGACGTAGTGAAGTTTTGGCAAACTTCAAAGGTCCAAGTGTAACGACCTCCGGACATGTTGACATCTGTGTCAAACTCAACAATGAACTTGGCCCCTCCCGTAGGGAAGTAGAACCAGACACCGTTGTTCCTGTCGACAGCCAGGGGATAATTTGGCAGGTACTCAGCGGAACTGTTGGTGAGGTTCCAAGCAGTTGCAGTGTTAGACTCCAGCTGGAGGAGGCCAGTGACATCCATGCTGTCCCCCACCTTGATCGGGACCTGGCTCTTGTTTGTGGAGACATAGTCTCGCTTGTAGTAGGCGGATGCTGCCAGTGTGGCAGGAATAGTCTTGGTGAGCCAGAGCTGCCTGGTGGGGGCCCTAAGAACCATGGCGAAACCATTGGCTTGCTGGTTGATGGCAAACGGCCTTTCGTCCATGAACTTGAGGGTGGAAGTCCTTTGCGGAGTGATGCTTGGAATGCGGAAAGCATTGAAGTCTGCAGGGAGTGCTTGGATCGCAGCCACGCTAGTAAGGCCCCCGAAGTTCTTTCGGACATTCTTCATTTCAGCCTTACGCTTGCGTTTTGTGCCATCCGGCATGGTCCTAGGCGCCTTCTTTTTAGGGGTAGGCTGCTGGGGTTTGGCGGGTTTTGCTTTGCCAGGCATTGTAAGCTTCAAATGTTCGAATTAGAAGGTACAATGGTACGAAAATGGCTACGAAAATGATAGCGGGTAAGTCCAGGTTGGACTGGAAGGCAATAACATATTTGGGGACTCTCAGAGGCGCTCTTCAGGCCCGCTGAGTTCGAAGTGGAGCATGTGGGCGAAGACGGGGTGGTACCACACCTCCGTCTTGCCAATGGGTGTCGTCGGGAGCTGCCAGTCGGTGGCTGTGAATGGCAGACGGTACTTTGCACAGAAACCTGACCTCCAGTCCACATCACGGTCTCGCGTAGATAACGTGTAGTGGAAATAGTAGTCCTGCTGGTCAAGGGTCAAGTTGCTGTTGCGGCACACATTGTGCCGGCAGAGAAAGTCTTGCATGAGGCGGAACCTATTGTAAATTGGAGCGAAGCCTTTGTAAAGTGCAGTGGCTTGCTCAGAGCAGTTTCTACCGGTCATATCACGGGTTGTCCACATCAATTTTTGAAGCTGTCTTGCTGGGTGTGGGACGAACTGGTAACCTCCACAGCGTCTGGGCCATAGCCCGAGTGATATGAAACTGATTCTCAAAGGGCACGTGCCGATGGCCCTTTCCGGTGTGATGCCGCAGTGCTCTTCGCCGTCATTGAGTGCTTGCGTGAGCTCCTTACTGTCTGGGAGGGCTTCATAGTAATACAAGCCCAGGTAGTCATCTCCCATGAATAGTGCTTTCACAGCATGAGGTCTCAAATGTGCTGGGAGGCTAAGAATAGCAGTGACTGCAATGAGCATAGAGATTATTGTGTTGCCGACTGATGTGTTCCAGTCCCCTGACAATCGCTTCCACTTGGTGACGTAGCGGATGATCCCAGGAATGAATTTCTTCATGAGAACACTCCCGCGTACGTATTCACACCTCTTCAGGAATAGTTCAGCGATCTTGCTGTCAAAGAGCTTGTACACTTCTGCTTCTGCACGCAGAGTGGGTTCCTGCATCGTTGCATCCCAGGTTTTGCCATCACGCTCATCGTAGTATATCTTGCCGGGACTGCTGATCCAATCTGAGACGAGATCAGACAGTTCGTCATGGTTGTAGCCGGCAGCATACACTAGCGTGAATTTGACACCACAAATGTTGATGTCGTGGCCTGCCAGGGCCTTCACCGCGTAAGATATAGCTCTGTATTCTCTTGGCTGATTATAAGCGGTGAATTCGTTGCGGTTCCCTTGAATGAGTCGGGCTTTGGATATGAGAAAGTGTTTTGCCTCACTAAGGTTGCAAGCCTCGCGTTTGACGAAAGAGGACGCTGCGTCACTGCGCAAGACATCAAAAGCGAATGACCGGTTGATGTTGCTCAGCTTGGCTGTGGTTTTGCCACGCTTCCAATCATCGGGGTCCGTAATATCCATGTGTTCCCTAAAAGCAGCAATCATTATGCTACTAACCTCTGGTAAGAGCATGAAGTTGAAGGGAGGGTTAGCCACGTTTTTGGGTGATACAAGGTGCCTGTTGCCTAGAGCATTAAGGACATTGTGGGGGCACGGCCCCAATGTCCCTGGCACTCCAAAACTCATTCCGACACCACAAGGCCCACGAGGAGCCCGGTGATGGTAATGGTCAAAGTCAGAGTGGGCCAGAGTAGCACCAGTGGCAAGACGGGCCACAAGTTGTGCGTACTCATTGATCGGCATACAGTCACAATGATTGACGACTCGCACGTGTTCAACGCTGCAGTCAGGGTCGAGCTGGTGTACTTCGACAGTGCCCAAGCAAAGGGTAGGCAGACAAAGCCCAAGACTGGCTGTAAGGACGCAATGGGCTGGCGGGCATCGTGGTTGCGGTTGCATAAAAAACTGACCAGGCGCTTAGCGTGGTGCACAGTGTTCTTAGCAAGGTAGGCGGGTACGCCTTCACGTGCCATGTTTGCATGGATCTGCCTTTCAGACTTCTCGTTGTCACCACCCAGGAGCACACCGTTCATCGCTCGGCCCAGCTGATCTGGGTCAGTTGGGGTGTCGCTGAGGGTGCTAGCAGTGAGAGAGCGGGGACTGCGCCTTTGTATGTGGATGATGCTGGCGATGGGTTCTTTGGTCTTCTCATCAACTAGCGAATTGACAACTGACATCCTGACTGTGTGCGTGGCCCCAGGAGGGGGGTCGGTCCAGCGAGACAGCTCATGTGCAGTGCGGATGGTGGCAAGAGTCGCCCCCACGGAAGCCGCAGCTGCGACGGCAGCTTGAGCGGCTTTTACGGGAATCGGTCCTGGACAAGCCAAGAATGCTGTCGTAGCGGCTACAGTAGCACCGATGGCCGCAGCCTTGCAGGCCGCTACTGGTTCGCCGTACTTGTGCATGACTGGAGTCCAGGGTCCGACATGATAGCCCCCACGCTTGATGGTGGGAGTAAGGTCCACGTGAGTGTAGGAGGTGCCGCCCGGTGCCACTGGCCTCATGATGACCTCGCGGTCTCCAGTGAGCAATTCCTTCAGGTGTCTCTTGGCACGACTGAAATAGCTGCCCTCATCTTTGGCGTCTAGCCAATTGAATTCGGGTGACTGGATGGGCAGCGTAGGACCTTCCCGTAAGTGCACGAGCGCAGTGACGTGATTGCCATAGCTGAGTACGTTCTCGTAGTCAGCATCAGTCATGTAGTACGCGCTGTGCGTTGATATGAGCTGTACGTGCGTGTAGTGTTTGAGGCAAGTGCATGTGGCGGCGGTGTGGTTGCACCAGTTAAGCCTCCCTTTCAGAGGTTGGTGTGTTGCTGACACTGGGTTCCAGCAGATGAACTTCTCTTTTATGCTCTCGATTCTTGCCGGGTCTGCTTCATCGACGCAGGGGATCATGGCATGCACGTACACATCAGAGTATGCCGCGCATTTCTTGAGCAGTTCGAGTTTCACTGCACCGAAGGACCCAGCTCCAATGTCAACAACCGCACTCCTGTTGTGCGGTGACTGGGCATGGACCACTGCCTTCTTGGCTGCCTTCATAATGAGGTGGGTGTTACCGACGTGTCTTGTGGCATTGCAAAGGGGGTGGTTGGCTGCGACCTCAATGTTCTGCTTGATTTGCAGAAAGGGAAACTTGAGGTTGTGGTGGTTGCTCATTTCTTGCATGACAATGTCTTTCCGTTGATAGTTGCGCTCAGGCTCTGGCTCCGCAACTATCTCATCTTCCCAGTTCTCTGGGGTGGGTACGAGATTCTTGACCATGTTGATATGCAAACTGAGCATGGCCATGCGCCTCTCCAAGAGATCATCAGCGACTGGGCGGGCATCTGGGAATTCTTTGACGTAAACTGCATGCAGCTGAGCAATCTTCTCTTGCAGCTTCTCGAGAGCCTGTTGTTTCTCCGCAGCTTCGGAATCACACATGGTGAGTATCTCATATGACTCGTCCATAGTGGCGTTGAGCTGGCACTCCAACACCTCGAAGTAGACCGCTGGGTCGCGAATCGCTGTGGACGACGAACTTGTCACCTGAGCCTCTTCCTTAGTGGGTTCCTTGGGCACATGTTTCGGCTTCTTGTCTTTCTGTATGATCATGCGCTTGACTTGCTCGGGCACGATCCTGAAGTCTTCAGGCTTCAGGGCGGCCATCTGTACGAGCTGATTTGTGAGATCCGCATGAAGGATTCGAGCCTGTTTTAACTGCCGTTCAATAGGGCCGAGTGCCGTAACCTCATCTCGCAGTGACCCATCGCCTTCGATGGCCACAGAGCGAGCCTCCAATGCATAGTCGGTTTCCAGTTTTTGCAGGGCTCCAACGGCATCCAGATATCTGGTTGCCAGCCCCCGGATTTTGATTGCCTTTCCTGTTTCTGGTGCCATTGGGGTATTCAATGGAAGTGTTTTGGTTGGAAGAAACTTTGGTCAAAAGACCCG